GTCTAGGTGGTCTTTAATGCCATAGTCTTTAATCTTTTCAGATATCTCTTCTGTTGCAGAATACATGTCTTCTCTGACAATACCCTGAGCTTCCATGGCACTACGCATCTCTTCGTCAGATAGTAGGTGGATGTCAAAGTTTGTAAATGAAATCTGTCTCTCACCATATAGATAGTTAAGTCTATCCATAAGGTTGTCATGCTTTAATGACTTTTCATATGTAGCACTCTTCTCAACCTTATTTGCATAAGAGTTTAGGATTAGTTTAAGTTCCTGGATTTCTTTCTGTCCAGTATGTGCGTGGTGGCAGTCTGGAGTAATTACTGGAGTAACCCCATACTTATCGGCTAGTTCTACTAGTTGCTTATTTACTTCTGGTGGGTTGTGTGGCATTACCTCAATGTAATAGTCCTCACCAAATACCCTTTTGTGCCACTCAATAATTCTTTTGGCTTCTGCCAATTCTTCGGCCTCAATAGCCTTTGCCAAGGCACCAGAGAGGCACCCAGAAAGGACGATTAGTCCCTCTGAGTACTTCTCTAGCACCTCGTAGTCGAAACGTGGCTTTTTGAAAAATCCTTCAGTCCACGCAATTTCGTTGAGCTTATTTAGATTTTCAAGTCCTACACGATTCTTAGCAAGAACAATGATGTGGTTATATACTAGGTCTAGAAGTCCGTCACGCACATCTGGTGCACGCTGGTCCTTACGATCATTAGTAATATACCCCTCAATACCAAGGATAGGCTTAATGCCTTTTTCCTTAGCAATACGATAGAACTCTCTGTGTCCAGAAAGTGAACCGTGGTCTGTAATTGCTAGAGACTTCATGCCAATCTCTTGGGCACGAGTCAAATACTCTTCTGGTGTGGCTATGCCATCAAACAGAGAGTAATGTGTGTGAACGTGAAGTCCGTTGTAGCTCAACGCAACCCCTACCAATCAACGTTGGTAGCAGTTACAGACGGGGAATCAAACCCGAAGTAGAAAGACTCCTGCTCTGGATAAGGAATCTCACGGACAACCTTTTCTAGGTTGAAAAGCTCGAAGCTGCCCCAGTCAAATGGCTCAGAATCTGGCTTAGTAGGAATTAGAGTGTAATTGGTCTCAGTGCCCTGGCCATTACGCTTTAGCTTCCATGTTAGGTTTGAGATGCTACCAGTCTCTAGTGCATACTCACGAATAGTGTTGAATGCAGACTGCTTGCTTACACCCTGCGACCATACTGCCATGTATGGGTCCTCTAGGCCATCATCTACTAGCACGTTGCAGTAGAAGCGTAGCTTTGAACGCCATCCACTCTTAGGGTCCTTACGGGCCATCTCACAACCATAGCAGCGACCTTCAGAATCCATAGAGCATGCAGCTGAACGCCTGTAGTCCTTTGGATTGGTGTGCTGTGCAATAACGACAGATAGCCCACGAGCTTCTGCGTAGTGTGCCGACTCTGAGTCTAGTTCCTCAGCAAATCGGATCTTAGAGGACTGACCATCTGCTAGCTTTACCCAGCGGACCTTCTGTCCTGTTCCTTCATACTTTGGCTTATCAAGTAGTGCATTGATATCTTTTAGCCCTTTAATTACACTCATTTTTTCTCCTATTTGTGTGTTGTTTAGTTTAGCATATTGGCTATTGACTTGTCAAATGATATTTCAAGATTTTTTATTTCTTCGTCTGACATGTCGCCTATGTCTTTGTATTCCTTATTAAGTTGTAATACAGTAACCTTAGACCCTATCTTTTCAACGATACGATCTTTCATGTTACCGCCAGCCTCATCATTATCAGCAACAACATAAATATTGTTGAAGTATTTTTGAAGCAAGTCTATTTGAAAATTAGAAACATTGGAACCTAGGGTTGCTACCGCTGGGATTCCACACTGGTCAAGTCTGATGGCATCGAATGATGACTCTACAACATATACCTTGTCTGCTGTCTTAACTCTATGTAGGTTAAACAAAGTTTTGCCCTTGGGTAGACCTGGCGTGTTCTTAAAGTCTTTGCCTTCTATAGAACGACCAACAAATCCTACGGGAATTCCTGTTGGTGAATGAACTGGAACAGTTACCATATCCTGTTTCTCTGAAAATCCTAGCAAGAATTTTTTCATAGAGGATTCTGTGATCTCTCTGCCAGCAAAGTATCTAGTAGCCCTAGGAGACTCCAAGGCCTGACTGCTAAGTCTTTGAATTAGTATTTCGTCAAATGGGGTGTATTCTGGCTTAACAACTAGTTTCTTATTTATATCAGCTTCGATGCTGGTTTGCTGCTCTTTGCTCTTAATAAATCGTGCAGCCTCGAAATATGTTCTTCCAGTTGTATGCATAACAAGACTAATAAGATCAGCAATGTGGTGGCATGAGAAGCAGAAGAATGTGCCACTCTCTTTATCTACCTCACCAGCAGGAGTCCTGTGGTTTGGGTGAAAAGGGCAAAACAGTAGATAGTCTGTATCTACTTCGCCCTCAATCGTGAGGCCACTCCCTGCGAGTACTCTTTTGATTTGCTCGGCTGAGTATGAATTGCCTTTGAGCCGTCTAGTCCTATTATCCATTCGCTTTTCCTTTTTCCTACGAACACTCCGTATACTGAGAGTTCGAATTCAAAATATTCTTTTTCTTGATTATACTGTATTGTAAAGTCTAAGTCAATATCTAGTCTTGGTACATACCCACTCAGTCTCATCTCTACCCATAAAAGCCTGATGTATTCAGACTTGAGTCGGACAATCTGTGCATCGTCTAGTATGATTCCATCTAGTCCGAACCTTTTTATAGGCTTATGATGTACTGTTTTCATGCATCTATTATACTAGTTATCTTCAAAGTCTCGGTACTTATACCAACCTTTATCGAAATCTACCTGGACCAAAAACTCGCCCATAAATCCGTTACGGTTCTTTCTAAATACACATTCAATGACATCTGAGTTGGGTCCACGTCCCAAAGCCATTACCCAGTCAGCATCATATGCAATCTGACGAGACCATGCAGTCTGACCCAATGTTGGAACAGTGTCTAGCTTGGTAACGTCATCTGGTGTTGCCGATGAGATAGCAATAATTGGGACCTCTTCAGAAATAGCCATAAGCTTTAGCTCACGAGATAGGTTTTTCATACGCACCGTCTCATTGTCAGACTTCTGGTTTGGAGACATCAGCTGCAGGTAGTCAACAATTACGAAGTCTGGCTTGTACTGATCAATCTTTCCACGAAGGACAGAAGGAGTTACCTCGCCACCTGAGTCGTTAGAAATAATATGAAACTCTGGCTTGCCCTTTACCTTTTCTCCATGCCAACGCTTGAGGTCATCAATCTCTACCTGACCAGCAGATAGCTTTCTATGAGACCAAAGTCCATCTCCCATAATAGTAAATACACGGTTACGAACTTCTGTTTCGCTCATCTCAAGACTGACAACCATTGGTGACTTGCCCTGCTTCCAAGCTTGCACTGCAAAGTATAGGGAGAGCCACGACTTTCCAATACCTGGATAGGCTAAGAAGACCCCAAGCTGTCCTGGCTGAATTCCTGCTGGAAGATAGTCGTCAAACCCAGGAAGGCCTGTCTTGATTCCTGTTATGCCTAGCTCTGCTTGCTTCTGAACTTGCTCATAGTAGGCCACTGCTGAGTCTATATCTGTTGCATCAATGTCTCGAATAGCAGAAGAGTTTTTCTTGAGCTCAGCAGTCTTTGAGATAAGCATCTCAAGTGCTTCCGATGCTTTGTCTGATTGTACATCAGTAGCTGCAGTCTTTAGCAACTCTCTAAGAGATGTGTTCATAAACTCATGCTGCAACTCTTCTAGGTGATACTTTGTAGCACCTACGCCATCTACTGGTGCGAAGTCACGGAACTTGTCTATAACTAAATCTACTGGTGGAGCTGTGAGGTTGTTCTCGTAGTAGCTTCTAATAAACTGCCACACATCTGTGTGTGTAGTCAAAAGGTTTTCTACGTTTGCCTGTAGCAAAACGTGAACCTGCTTGTCTGATAGAACTGCTGATATTAACTTAGCTTCTGTATTGCTCATATGAACGCCTCTTCTTAATTTTCACTTAACCACTTCTTTGCTTGTTGTCTTCGCTGTTTACGATCTTCTAAATCTTGTGCATATTGGTTTCGCTTGTCTATGATATCTTGTGCATAGTTAGCAAAATATTTCCATGTTGGCTTTTGTGCCACCTCAAAATAGTATTCGAGCAGGTCATAGCACTCCTGGAGTCCATACGACTCTACAAGAGCATCGGATGCCCACTGCTCTACATTTAAATTAATTTGCGGCCTTGCCTCATACTTTTGTGTATGTAGCTTTGAGTATCTGCTTAGCAAGGCAAAACGCTCCTTGCGATCTGCCATTACTTACTCTCTAGCTGGGCAGAAGCCTCTTTAACCTTTTCAGTTAGCCTGTTCTCAACAAACTCATAGACACGCTCAAACGCATCTGATGTGTTCTCACCCTCACGCTTGCTGTCTGTAACCTCGATGTCAACACGTAGTGACTGGAAGTTACCCAGATTAAGGGTGTATCCTAGGCCAACCTTGACCTTAGTGTCTTCGTTATTCATACCCGTTTCTTTCTCTAAATAGATTCAGACCACACTGGAATGAATCTTCCGTCTTCAGTTCTCGTATACGTTAGTATACCATCTCCCATCCTCCGTGTCAACTCTTGCGGAGAAGGAGTTATGTCATTTGTAACTAGGCCATCTTTACGAGGCCTGCCCATATGATAGGTAGCTAGTATATCACGAATCTCTTTAACTTGCGACTCTGAGTAATAACTTCTTACCTGCCAGCCAGTGCTGCCACCCTTCTGGCTTCCTGTTGGTCCTGGGATTACTCCACGCTTGACAAGCTGTGGCATATACTTCTTGTGCCTGTTTACGAGATCAGCAGTTTCTCCAACTGTGTAAGCACGCTCTCTGTTTTTCTTAAAGTCCGAGAGTAAGCAGCTTTCAATTCTATCTTGAATAATATTATAAACAGACATAATTCCATTAGACCTATTAATGTGATGACTGCGTACCAAATCTCCATTTAGAAACCATACCTTTTTATTTCCAGGGATAACTGGTGCTTCATTATATTCTTCCCTAGTTCTGTATCCACGTTTTGGATTGGGTGCCATTGTGACCTCTAGTTAGGAACACCGATTGCTATAATGTTTACAGATACCGACACTTCACCAGAAGTGCCAAACCTGACGAGTCCTTCAATTCTTGATGTGGTAATCGACGTAAGCACCACCGAAACATCCTTACCAGCTGGGGTGTCTCCAACGTTGACAACTGTAGCAGTTGCTATTGGAGCATATTTAAAGTCTGCTGGAAAGTCATACGAGAATGTGCTCTCGTTTCCAGCTGTAACAATACTGTTGTTCGTGACCCTTTTAATACCGCCAATAACTTTGGTGTCTGCTGTTCTTAGTGTTTGCTTACCAATGATAGTGTCCACCGTCGTAGTCTTAGACGATGCAGGCGAGATCTGTGCAGATAAATCATTGACAGCATTTGCTAAAGAATAAACATATGCAAGGTCAAGAGGTTGTCCTCTTTCTGGTAGCGGTATAATGGCCATAATTAATTATATCACATCAACAATGGCAGTTCTGGCTATTGTTAGTGCTGGCATCAGCTTTCTTGGAACAGACATATTCTGTATATATACCTGCACTGAAACTTGATTTGCAGGAATTGGAAGTGAGATATAGTTCCCCGTGACTGTTGCTTTGTATTCTGGTAGGCCAGTGCTTCCAGACTGTGTCCCCCAAGCAACCCATACGTCATAAGAAGAGGTATCTCCTGGCTCAGTTTCCCACTGCACGGTAATCATTCCGTTAGCAGATGTAAGAGTTATGCCTGAGTTATCCTGAACATCTAGTGGGCTTGGTGCTATCAGGTGTTGTGGAGACCAGTGTGATACCCTGTTGCGGTCATCTGAAATAATACGATATCTTACAACATACCGCTCTTCATCACTATTGATTGGAGGCAAATCTGACTGTGGAATAACAATCTTTTTAATACCTGAATCCGCCATTATTTCACGTCCATGGCAAATCTAAACTCGACAAGGTTGGTCGTGTTTGCATTTTTAATAATTGGAAGGCCAGACTCTGTTTTAGTTACCGTATAGCCTGTTAGTCCATATACTGGACTGCGTGAGCTTACGTTATCTACCCTGAGTGCATCTAGGGCAATGTAGTAGTCTGACGAAAATTCTGTCGAGGAGTCTATGGCTGCTGCATAAACCTTTACGATACTTGCACCTGTCCAAGAAAACTCTGGACTTTTATCAAGCTCTTCCAGCTTCTTAGTAACAACAAAATATCTGTTATTTGCAAAGTCATTAGACACTGCAGTTAGATGTGTTTTAAACCTAGCATACTGTGGGTTATTAGATCCCTCTGGGGTTGCAAATTCTACAATGATCTTTACGTCTGTTGGGTAAGTAGAGTCTGCGTTTTTATTGATTACCGAAAACGCTAGCTTCATCTCATCTTGGGGGGAGTACCTGTCGAGGTCAAAAGTAGATCCGTTAATGTGAATGTGCCTTGGGTCATATTCTGTAGATTCAGAGTCATTATCTATATAAAGGTTGTCGTCTCCAGAACCATATACTGAGCAAGAGTCTCCTGACATAAATACAACATTGTTTAAGAATCTTGGTCTTTCGTTACGTGAAGTCCTTACAGCATTGTCAAGAACAATGTCGTCTGCATTTGCCTGGAATACGGACTCTGCGACATTAATGCTGCTATCAAGTGCACCCTCTGGTGTAGTTCCATCTGCCAGCTTATAAAGATCTTGTGGGTGTTCTGGTATATCTGTTGAGCTTACCTCTGTGTGGTACTCCCAGTTTTCCGTCTTGCTAAATAGAAACAAGTTTTTGCTTTGGTTAGAGGTTGCAGCTGGGTTAGATCCTGCAGAGTAAACACCAATCTCTGTGATCTCGTATCTCTCTGCAGTTGGTAGCTCAGAAGTAAATACAATCTCTGTGTACTGAACTGGGTTGCCAAACTCATCAACCTCAACATCCCCATTTTGATCTATAGAGTTTTGTGTGACGTATCCCTTTGAAATGATAGGAGCACGAAACATTTCAAATTCTAGCTCTTGCCTTTCGGAATACTCTTCTGTATTAAAGCTGTCAGAAGTGCCCAGTGGGCTACGACCACAGCCAAATGCCAAGTATGATGCATATGAAGGCACATTGCCTACCAGATACTTGGATAGCAAATCTTTTCCAGTGTTAGTTATCATAAAAACCTCTAGTATATTGTACCATTATTAATCTCTCCAGATTTTAGAATTTGTACCTCTACCTGCTCATTTTCTTTCAGGTTAACAAGGTCAATTACAAGTGCGTTATCGTTATCAATGTAGACAGTTGTTCCGCCAATACCCTCACCTTCATTTGGAATGTAGTTCTCAAGGCGGATTGCAAAGTTATCAAAGAATGCTTTGCTAGAATTTTGTAGTGCAATAATTGATTGTGGGCCATACTTAATTGCAAGATCTGGCAAGTTCTTGATTGGCTGATATATAATAGGCTGACCATTAACAGTGTCATGCCTTGCAATTGTAATTATCTCTTGAGCTGCAACCTGCTCAAAGTAGATGTCGAACATTGCTTCATCTATATTTACGGAAGACTCACGAATAATTATATCTGGTGTTGCCTCTTTTACATTGTAAACTTTTGATGATATTGCCGATGGCATATCTGGCTCTGCTGATGTCACTATACCACCTCACTTAGATATACGGTCATGTCTGGTCCACTTGGGGTTCGTGTATAGCTAATGCTATATACAACAAATCTCTTGGAGGAGTCAATAAACATGTCCAGGTCTGAGTTATCTCGATAATCTACCGAGACAATATCGCCAAGCTGAATTGTAGAGTTAGCAAATACCTTAGCACCTACAGCAAGCCTTGGGCTAGATAGCTTTGAAACAACCCAGTCCATCATAGCGTAAGCATCATCTTCGCTTTGTATGTATGCCCCTTCAAGAGTAAACTCTCGTCTTCCATACTTTGACCTACTATTTTTAACCTTGTTAAATTCTTCTTTTACGGTAAGCGGTGAGATTGTAACCTCTCCGTTTACTGTTACTGGGTCTGACAGGTCTCCTCTGTTGGAATAGTAGTCGTCCATGGTTAGCTGATTATCCGACTTTTGGGTAAATGTAATTCCCTGAATTTGCAGATAGTTTCCGCTATTCTCATCTAGCGTAATAGTAGTGTCAGTAGCATTAAATACTAAGAACTCTGCACCATATGCACCAGCCATGAAACCAGATACAACATATGACTTAATTCTGTTAAAGGTTGGTGTTAGTCTTGCATAGAGTGCTGGGTAGGCCTTATCATACCTAACATTAAAGTAGGCTGCCTCTCTCATAATTGTCCCAAATTCTTCAAAGTATAGGTTATACTTAGGCTCGTCTGCAGGACTAATACCAGAAAGGGCTGTAGACTGCACAATGCCACTTACAGCATACTTTCTAAATGCCTCACTAACACTGACCTCTCCATCATTAAAAGCATTCTTGCTAGGAAGGTCAAGTGCTCTAGACGCATTCTCTGAATACTTAAAGCCAACAGCATAGATGTTTTCAAACATGGCCTTGGCTGATCCACGCACGAATACACCCATATTATTATAAACAGGCAAAGGACTCTCGTCATCTACTACCTTAATTAGTTTATTGTTCATATACAGGTAGAACCTGCGGAAGCTTCCAATATCCTCATACTCAACAGCAAGGTCATAGACGCTTGGGTTTTCTTCTCCTACCATTCTATATTGTCCAACGAAGTCACCAGAGTCAACTACGATATTGCTGATGCCTCCCCAAAGCATAACTGGGATTGCCTTACCAGTATCATCATCTTTCATAATCTTGTAGAATACAACATTAAACATAGAGTCAGAGCTGGCTAGCTCAGAAGTGTCTATTGCATCAAGAGCAATGATCTCCATGTAGTATCCGTTATTTGTTTCTGGATTTACCATGCAGGTTATACCCGCACTAGAACCGCTGACACCTGCATATACTGACATGCTTCCGTATGGGGTCTGTGATTGTGTCTCATTGTTTTCGACTTTTCCAATAAGCCTAACCCTAGTTCCAAAGTGCTTGTAGCTATTGTTAAGAGGCTTATACACATATGAAAGATAGTTTAGAGGATTCTGGGTGCTTGCAAACGTTCCTCCCGTCATGACCAGTGCTGATGACTGCAGGGTTCCTACCTGAGTTGTGTATAGCTTATTAGTGTCTACATCCTTTGGGAAGTTTGATGCAAAGAAATTCTTAATAATTCCATTACGAGAAGTGCTGACTCCAACTGCATTATTAACTCCTGCAGCACCTGTAACCAAATTAATTCCAGATATACTTGCACGAATATCTTCTGGGTCATCTACTCCAAATATATGACTTGACTCCATTTCACAACCACGCACATTGGCATTGTCATACCAGTATGGATTTAGTCCTGCTGAGTGATAAGCAATTTCTGTGCCAAACTGTCCACGACCGTTTTTAGATATTGTTCCAGCCTTGAGCCTTGTCCTGCCGTCTACTACTTCATACTCTGGCTCTGTATAGATGCGTACCAATCCAGTTGGATAAATCTTGCCGTTAAATGGTACTTTTGAAAAATAGTTCTGATACTCTCTAGTGCTTGTAATCCAAACATTTCCGTTTCCAGACTCGGAGTCAGTCAATCCTGGGATATTGTATTCTACCGCATCAAACTTGATAATTTCTGCGTTGGCATACAGGTAGCCGTTATACCTTGACATCCAGTAGACAGACTCTCCGATATCAATAGTGTTGTTATATATCCTGTTATTGTTTACATATGGCTCTACATCTGTTAGGTCAGAGTTGATTGGAAAAGCCCCAAGCGTATAGCCAGACTGATTCTTTGAGTCTTCGTTGCTAGAAGTAACTTTCTCTTCAGAGGTGACCTCCCATAGCTGAGATGGCGTGTATACCCAGTTCTTATCTCTTGCTAGCCTAAACTGCTGAGATCTATCACGAGATGACTTCTCAATGTATCTTGATGTATAGCGAACAAGCCCGTCATTAAATACAACATTATCCTTAGCAGATATCTCTATGATGTTTGCCTTGGTTCCTTCTGGAAGGTTAGAGTATACCCCCTGCTTTGAGGCATCGGAGCTTCCGTATAGGCTAAGGTCTACTGGCCTATCTTCCTCACTTGCCATTAGGTATTCTTTTGTCATTACGACAAAGTTGTTGTACTCATCAAAGAACATTGCCGACTGCGTAGAAACAGCGAGCTTTTCCAAAACTTGTGCAAGTGTTTCATTAGAGTCTACAAAGAAATAAGGAATAATTGGCTCTGGAGTTCCTTCGATAGTCTTTATTGTATAATTACTAAAGCCAGCATAGTCCAGCATAGTCGCTATGGCATAGCTCAAAGATGTGTTAGGAATCATTAGCTCTGGTGCTGAAATGCCCTCAAAATAGAAATACAGGTCTCTCAGGGTAACTTCTAGGGACCTATCACTGATAGATGTTTCTGGCATGCCATCCACATACATTGTCTTTAGTGGAACGTAGTAGTTATAACCTTCTACATTTTTAATTACATCATATACCTTTACCTGCAAATTCTGAGTAAGAAAATCTTTAACAATACTATTAGTATTTATCTTGCTAAATGCTAGGTCGTAGTCAAATATGCTTAGCGAACCAGTAGCTGCTAGAAGCTGACCTACTGGTAAGCCAGATGCTCCGAGATCTGATGCAGACTTAGTAATATTAAAGGACAGTGTCCTTCCAGTTAAATCTGCCACTAACCTAGGAGACATTTCAATTAAGTCAAAGGTTGAGTCATATTTGTTCATAGTGTCAACAACTACCCTTAGGCCAGAAATATACTGAAACTCTGTATACTCTTGCTTTCCAGAATACTGGTCATAGTAGGTAGGTGGGTCTACCAACTCTGTTACAAAATTAATAGTGTCGGATAGCTCTTCGCTGTCTACGAGCTGCCATCCAAATGTAGGGGTAAACTGCTCAAAGGCTCCTGTGGTGTCTAGCCAGATATAAAAGGTGCCAATATTCTGGCCATAAGGCTTGACGTAGTATGACTCTCCTGGTGACCCAACATCTGGTAACTGAGTAGCTGAAGAAATTTCACCCATAAATGTAAAGATGTCTACATACTGATTAGGGATTATGACTCCATACTGTAGCTCTACATATCCGTCACTACCGACAATAGCACTACCATTTCTTCTAGTCGTGTTAGCATTAAATCCTGCTGCTTCTACCCATACGTTATCTTTTAAGTATTGAATAGACCATTCTACTGGAGTTGTCTTGTTCTCATCTCCGAAAAGAGGATCACTAATAGACCCAGAACTGTTAGAGAATGTTCCTAGGTCAACAGAGCCTACGTTGGTTTGCATCTTTACGACAATCCTGTTAGCTGGCACTGGGGAGTCATACACTACAAATGGAGACGCATCATCGATGTAGTTTGATCCACGAGCAGTTTTATTTGCAATACCACGCTCTACGTTATTCTCTGTTCTGTAAGATGTCCAGTATTTAAAGTTGTCATCCCTATGCCCCATGTAGTATCGTGGCCTACTTACAAGACTACTATTAGTGTGATGGACATACTTGTTTGCAAAATACCTAATCTTGTTGATACCAGATCGTGGCCTAAATCTTCCTAGGCAGTCTTCTAGAGAATATAGCATCTCTTCTTTTTTACGCCTAGATACGAATGTTGTTGGAACATCGTCATCCGTATATCCTCCATCAATTACGGTGTCGGCATAGGTTGCGTC